GTACCAGACTGGATTTGCTGGAGTTGTTCCTAAAACTGCTTCTTCACAAGCATATAATCGAATTTTTGCGCCTGAACTCATTTATGGTTCTCCAAAATTTAGGCAATAAAAACCCGCTTTTTAAGCGGGTTATTAAAGTGTTTCGTCTGTTTCTGAGATTTCTGGCGGTTCCACGCCATTCATGGCTGCAGCAACTGCCTGAGATAAGTTAGTAGGCTGGAAATCCACTGGTGTTTCACTCAAAAGCTCTTCAGGCTCTGGTTCAGGTTCTTCATGCAGACGAATATCAATCCAGCGGCCTTCTGGAATATCTATAGGTAATTCCAAGTCTGCAACAACTGCAGCAAGTTCAAAATCAAACTTACGTTTATAAGTCTTAATAGATAGATCACCGTTTTCCAATGTGTCATACACCACAGCTACGATCGTGTTTCCATTTGCGTCTTTGGGTACTTCGATGTACCAACCTTCTTGGGCAAAGCCTAAAGAGCCTTTAAGTAAATAATCGCCTACATCAACTTTCTTAAATTCAATCGGCTGTTTTTCTGCATCACTATTGAGTTCGATATGGTCGTTAAACAACTTAACTACTGGTGATGCTGACTTTAAGAATCCATTTGCATCGACTGAGGTATTAAAACTAGTTTTAAAATGCCCCCATGGTGACCAGACATCATTTCCTGCACCATATCGATAATAAAGAAGTCCTCCAACTACTGACTTAAACATTTGCCAAGAATAAGTTCCGTATGAGTTTGACCCCAAATATGACATTAATGATCCATAGCGATTCGGCATATTTAAAGGGTTATTTACATTACCGCCCTGCCAATCACCATTCGAAATAAATGCAAACTTGTTATCACCTAATACAGCTATCCATTGTGGAACCGACACCTTGTCATATAGCTCGCTAATTTTACTTCCAAAAAATCCAGAAGTCCCTATATCACCCAAACCTAAATTAGTCCGTGCAGCCGCTGCCGAAGTTGCGCCTGTCCCCCCCTTGTGCTATTGAAAGTGGAGTAGTTAAACCTTGGATTTTAGTAATGTCAGTATTTACACCTTTTCCAGCAGCACCAAGATTATTTCGAGCTTCTGCTGCAGTGGTTGCCCCTGTACCACCTTGAGAGATTGCCGCTGTTCCTTGGACTTGCGAAAAGTTGGGTGCTAGATTGGGAATGCCAGAAGCGAATGGCAGCATGAATTGCCGCTTCCCCTGAGCAGAATTCAACTGGAACGGTCGATGGTCCCAACTAAATTTAAAAACAAGATTTGCCATTATGCTGTTACCCCGTCAATCACTTGGAAAGTCAAAGTTTCAGTGTGCTGCGTAGTACCACTAACTACAGCTTTAATATCCATCTGACACAGCCCTAAAGGCCAAGTTGCAGTGCTTGCACTAGATTTAATATTCAGCCATCCCTTCTGTGTGCTCTGGCTTAATGCTGCACAAGTCAATGTAGCTACCACTGCTCCATCCGCCAACGATTTAACTTGCGATGTGAATGTGTAGCCTGTTAGATCAATTGCACGGCGAACATCATCTGGTGGATATTGCAGGGCTTCATCCATATCAACTAGCTGAAGATTTAAGTTGAATGTGTCACCACGCTTAAAAACAAAATTGCTCATAAGTGATTCCTATAGACATAAAAAAACCACCGATGAGGTGGTAGTGAAAGATTGGTTTGTTATGTGCTTTAGTTAACTAAAAAACTTATTGATACATTGTATTGAATGAAGTCAGCATCTTTACCCGCATAAATAGATTGGCCATTCAAACATTCTAAGTGTTCGATTGTGAAATATTCAAAATGAGCAAGTAATGCATCACTCAATTTTGTGATTTCAATTATTCCTGAATTGGGACGTGCAAAGCATTGAATCATGATATTACCGGTACGGCGAGTACATGGCTTATCTGCAATGCCAGAAGTAAAACTGGGACCACCTGCAATCGTTAAGCGGCACCAAACACCATCTTTAGGTACATTAAAGCCTGGTAAATTTGGATACTGGATTCTGTCTTGCGTAATACCTGTAAAGCTTTGCATGCGATCAATAATAGCTTGCCTTGCCTGCTCTAAAGTCATTGCCATTTTAGCCACCGTACTTTTGAGAAATAAAATTAAACGTGAGGCCATAAATACCTTGCGGCGCTTGATCAGACCAACCGTTTTCTAAGCGCTCAGCATAAGGCTGGTTATTCTGTATGTAGACCAAATTGCCCAATTTAATCTTTACAGCTTGAATAGCAGCATCTTGAATTGGGTTAGTTTCAGGTCCACGTATGTCATAGTCACCAGATCCAACCGAAACAATATGTGAAGCACGGTATGCTCCAGTATCAACAGGACTTGAAACCACTAAAGACTGAACAGCATCCATTGTAATTTTCTTTACCTTTTCCTCTGCCATTTTAGCCACATCAAAACTAAAATCAGTTGGCCTTTTCCCCTTCCATCCCATCATTTAACTCGCTTTCCTCATACATCTTAAAGAGATCCTGAGCGATCGCTTGAATTGAATATGCTTCAAACTCAACACTTGGCTCGCGCTCACCCATTAGCTTTTTAATCTTTTGCCAGACATGAACAGCTTTATGTAAAAGCAATCCATACACTTCAATTAAATTTCTTTCTGAGGTATCGCCCAACTGAACAACTGCATACGCGCCGTCAGAATAAAAATCAACTTGTGCAGCAGCACCTTCAGTAGACAAGAACTTATCAACGTTATTCATGTCCTCGAATAACAGATCCATGTGAAGCTGACTTCTAGCAAGAGTGTATTGAACATGTTGAAATGGTGAGATATGCCATAAAGGTACGTAATCTGTGCTTATCATTTAAACTCCTAAATTGCGCCCATTAAAAAAACCCACCGAAGTGGGTTTTTATTTAATCTTAAATTCTCGCAAGGAATTATTTATTGTAGAAAGCGTTTCTACAAATCCAGTAAATCTTTCAAAAGACTTTTTGAAATAGAGATTCTCTTTGTCCGCATAAAACGTTTTAACTTCATCACTCTCAAAAATTGTCGTATTATTCTTAAGTTTTTCGTGAGCAGTAATAGCAATATTCATTAAATTTAAATAATTTAACATCTCATACATTAAATCATTAATCTGATTAATAAAGTCATTTGTTTTAGGTTCACCATCAAACGTAATACCTAATTGAGTATTTTGTTCAATTAAGCGCTTTCTCAGATCAAAATTATTTTTTGAGTATCTTCAACATTTATGTTTTAATATCCTTTCTAACTTCTGCATCTAAAATATCTATTTCAAAATTAATATCGAGTAAATTTTTTACAATTTTTTTCAGCTGCGGTCTCCATTTTGATAGCTAAATGTTGTACCCGCCAATCACTAAATAACAAAATAGCTATGATGGGAGCTATAGCTGTAGCTGAGAAGCTCATTCCATCTTTCACCATATTTTCTAGTGTTGTGTGCGTGATTGATCTAAAGGCTAAGTTAACTAATATATAAGTTACTAGCAAAATCATGAAAAATATTAAGGTAGTCGCAATTTTTTTCAGCATTATTTCCTTTTAGTAACATAATATCCCCCTAGTTTAGAAGGATATTAGAACAAGTATTTAAACCTTCCTCAACTGACATTTCCAAATAGTAGATGCTTGATCCTGTTGAATATGAATTACCCGGAATGAGCCTAAGCTTGTTAACCATTCATCATCAATTTTTGGAGTCATAGTTACTTCATTTTGAAGCACGGTCGCCTTTTTATCCGTGGCCAATACTCCAAGCGTTTGTATTTCATATTGACTGTATGAGCCAAAAAGAACACCACGGCCAGAATAGTTTTCTTTAACTTCAACATACGTTTCAGTCTTAGGATCCCAATTTGTTTTTGAGATCCGCTCACATGTAAAGGTATGAACGGCGTCCGCTAAATCATCATTAAATGCTTCGGCAATATCTGCCTGAATTTCGTCACGTAAGCCCATTAGATTTTCCTGACAAAAAATACAGCTTTTCGTTTGCTGTAAGGCTTAATCAAATCAAGAATGAATTGCTCAATCGCACTAAGCTTTACTGATCCGTCCTGATATTCCTTTTCAGTTT